AGAAGAAGGGTTTAGTTTGGGAATGGACCAAACCTTTTTACAGACAGAGCAAAAAATAACACAAGAGTTACAAAAACAGTTTACGCTAAGACAAAAAATTCAAGATACTGCTACTCAACAAGCCCGTGCAGATATGGAGCAAGGCTTAGCAAATCAAGCAAGACGGCCTTTTGGGTATATAAATCAGGAGAGAAGAGAGTTAGAGGCCCGTATAGAGTTTGAAACTGACCTTATTAAGCAAAAAGAGGCTCAGATAGAGGACGAGATAAAAAGAAAGCAACAGTTGATTGACTTAGAATATGACTTGCTCGCAGTGCAATTTAAACTTGAAAAAACTAAACTAGAAACAATAGGGCTAAATAATGAAGAGCTCAAGCCGCAAACAACCGCATTAATTGCAGAGATAGACTCTAAAGTTTTAGGGGCTGGAGGAGCTCTTGAGACAAATAGAGCTTTAGCCAAGGACGAAGTAGAGACATCTGCAAGAGCAGCTCTTGCTGACTTAATACGAAACAGAGATAATTTACAGGCAATGAAAGAAGATCTTACCGATATTAATGTTCTTACTGACGGAATTGCTCAAAGGTTTGAAGAGGGAATGGCAACCGCCTTCACTTCTATACTTGATGGCACTGCGAAAGCGAAAGACGCCTTTGCAAATATGGCTAAATCAATTCTACAGTATATTATAGAAATGACAGTAAAAATGTTAATCTTTCGTGCGATTTCTAGTTTTATGGGAAGTATGGGAGTATCTTCTGAAGTAGCAGCTGAGGCCTCTACTTTTGGGCAAAGTGCTGTTCAGTTTACCCCAACACTTGCGCCGCCTCTACGTAGTGGGGGCATAATCAGCGAAGGCAGAAAGATGCCCGGATACTCAGCAGGAGGCATAGCAAGAGGTTCACAAGCAGGCTATCCTGCAATGCTTCACGGAACGGAAGCTGTAGTTCCTCTTCCGAACGGGCGATCTATTCCTGTTCAGATGTCTGGAGCTGGTCAAGAAAATAACGTAACTGTAAATGTCGCAGTAGACAATCAAGGGGCTTCAAACACTAACACTCAGAGCAACGGGGCACAGGCAGAAAAACTTGGTGTTGCAATATCTGAAGCTGTTAAGAAAGAACTATTAAATCAAAAGAGAGTAGGGGGAATGCTTAGCCCCTATGGAGTAGCTTAATGTCACAGTTTCAGTTTATAATTGCACAAAATGATATTGCTTCAGGAGACCCTTCCTCGAATGTAACTGTAGTAGCTGACCGAGGTTTAGCTAGAGAATCCGTGCAACGAGTTCTAACAGCTAAGTTTGGGGACGGCTACGAGCAGAGAGTTTTAGACGGCACCAACACAAAGCTAGACGTATTTACAATTTCTTTTAATAATCGTACTGCGGCAGACATTAATCGTATAGCTGCTTTTTTTGATGTAAAAGCTGGAAAGAGTTTTACTTTTACGGTCACTGACCATAGCGGGGACACTGCAATAAAAGTTGTCTGTGAATCTTACAATATTACTTATATAACTGATTCTTTTCATAATTTAAACTGTACACTTAGACGAGTATATGAGCCATGACAGACTTAATTGATACAGTACAGCTACAGGAAACAGATGATGCTGTAATTCATTTGTTTGATGTGCGCCTGCCTAGTGGAACTGTAGTATATTTGACAAATGGGCTAGAGGGCGGAGCTACTAATATATACTTCCCTCAAAAAACTCTAGACGATGATTCAAACTCTGCAACTTATAATAAATACCCTTTAAAAGAGTACGTTGCAATTCCTATTGAAATATCAGGTATAGCTGCAGAAGCCTCCGGCCCTATGGCACGGCCTACATTATCTATAGCAAATATTCCCGTGCTTGCTAGAACTCTTGTTTCTGATGGTGACGGTACTGCCGACGAAACTTTAATGGAAAACATTATTTCAGCAGAAGGAATTGAAAGCAACGTAGACTTGTTAGACTCCAGAGTTACTTACAGAAAAACTTTATTAAGCTATGCCTACGCCTCTACAGACACAGCACCCTCTACCCCACCTGTTGAATTTCCTACAGAAACATATCTTATAGATAGAGTAGGTCAAGAGAACCAACTATCTGTACAGTTTGAGCTAGCGAGCCCTTTTGATATTGAAGGAGTAGTTGTTCCTGGACGCATAGTTGTGGGAAAGTATTGTCCTTGGAGGTACCAAGGCTATAGTATATCAAGAGATGGTGGTTGTAACTGGCCCTTGAACAGCAGCGGACGCTTTTATGACATAAATAATGATGTTATTACAAAAAACATCGGCGTAATTGCTACATATTCTGCTAGTAACACCTATTCTCTGGGAGCTACAGTTAAGACAATAGTTAACAGCCATACAAAAATTTGGAAGGCTCTTCGTAATGTACCCACAAACAGGCCTCCAGAAACTAGTGGTGCGTACTGGGAAAGACTTGATGTTTGCTCAAAGACTATAAGAGGGTGCAAGGTTAGGTTTCAAGGAAATGCGACTGATGATATTCTTGATACCTCATTTGCTTTACCATTTGGAGGGTTCCCCGGAACGAAGAAGTTTAAATGATAGAAGAAATACAGAATCACTTAGAGGCTGAATACCCTCGAGAGGCTTGTGGCGTGATCGGAATTGTAAAAGGAAAGAAAAAGTACTTTCCTTGCGAAAACGTAGCAGAGTCAGATGAAGACTTTATAATGTCCTCTTCAGACTACTTTAAGATAAAGAAACAAGCAGATATTTTTGCAATTGTACATAGTCACCCAGATGCCGAATGTACTCCAAGCACAAATGACATTAATGCTTGTAATGCTTTAGGAGTACCTTACTATATTTTTAGCTATCCTGAGATGAATTTACACGTACAAGAACCAGAAAAAAATTTCAATCCCTTAATTGGTAGAGAGTATAAGTTTGGTACACAAGACTGTTTTGAGGCCGCAAGAGATTGGCTTACTTCAAAAGGAATTCACATACCTGCTCGTGCTCCTTTTGAGGACGACTGGTGGGATAAAGGGTTAAACTACTTTACGCCCGAAGCTATAGAAAAATGGGGGCTTACAAAGGTAGAAAGCCCAGAACCAAATGATGTATTAATTTTTCAAGTACAACACGATGTACCAGACCACTGTGGTATTTACTTAGGCAATGATATATTTTTTCATCACGCAGAAAACAGACTTTCTTGTAGGGACTCAATTATTCCCTTTTGGCATAAAAAGATTGTAGGAATTTATAGATATGTTACGTAATGTATACTTAGACGGAGAACTTGGCGAGAAGTACGGCAGTAACTTAAAAATGCGCGCGTCTTCTGTGGCTGATGTTTTTAAATGTATTGCAGGAAATGACCCAAAATTTCAAATGTATTTGAAGGACTGCACAGAGAAAAACATAGGCTTTATGTGCGAAGTACAAGGAACCCCTCTAAAAGACGATAGAGAGCTTTTACTCAACTTTCGAGAAGGAGATATGTATATATCTCCTCAACCCATGGGGTCAAAAAGTGGGGGAGCAAAAATATTCGCCGCTATTGTTGCAGCAGCACTAATTTATGTTACAGGAGGCTTTGTCGGCGGCGCCGGCGGCTGGGCAGTTAACAGTGCGGGCGCTGTTTCGGGGTGGGGAGCTGCCGCAATTAGTGCTACAGCAGGTTTAGCACTGACAGGTATTCAACAAATGATGCTGCCAGACCCTTCTACAGACACTCAAGATGAAAGCTATTTATTCCAAGGAAGTGGACAGACTATGGTAGAAGGAGACCCTGTACCTTTACTATACGGAGAACTAAGAATACCAGGAAGACCTGTTAGTATGGTAGTTAGGAACCAAGGCGGCTATTTCTACAATGATAGCGTGCCTGGAGGCGCAAGCCCTGATGGGGGCGGCGGGTCTCACGGAGGAACAGATAATCCAGGGGATCACGGCGGCGGCAACGAAGAGAATGGGGACATGAAAGATAACGGCCAATCTGCGCCAGGAGGACCATAATGACTGGTTTTTTAACTGACAGTAATGGATTTAATGTTGGCGGATTAGACGGCAACCTATTTAATACACTCCAAAGCTCAACTTCTTCATATCAAGGAGCTACAGCGCAGAATGTAGGTATTACAGATATTTTGTGCGAAGGCCCAATAGCAGGCCTTGTTGGCGGCACTAGTGGTGTATATTTAAATGATAATCCTATTACAGATGAATCAACCTCTTCTTCTTTTACTCCTGGAGCTTTAAGTGCTGCTACTATTACCTTTGACGGCACGTCAGCAACAGGAACTTTGTCTGCGGGCTCTTTTGTTCCGGGTTTTATACAAAATACGAGTAATATTAGAACTCTAAGATTATTTCAGCTAGAAGAAGCAGTAACTACAACTGTGAGCACAAACAGTCTTGGTATAGTAGAAATATCTTGTGTTGCAAACAGCGGGACTCCCTTTACAGAGGCAGCTTGGGCAAGTGCTTATGATAATGGCAAAATGACAGAGCTAGTCAATCCAGGAGTAGTAGACAAGTTTGGATTAGCGTATTTTGTTAACTCAACTACAATGACGTTTCAGCCTCCCGGCTGGGGAACCGAGTCAGACTTTCCCGATGCGAATAGCTACCTACTGCGTAGCTGGACTAAACACAATATTGTGGGCACTACAACCGACACAACTATAACAGTGGATGCGGGAAGCCTTTCGGGGATTCCCCCAGCAGGTACTTATAAATTTATAGCTATTACTAATAAGCTTACTTATGATGTTAACTATGACGCTGCCCTTGCTTTAACGCAGTCTCAGAACACTCTTACAAAGTATGACAATTTACAATTTGATATAAAACTAGGGAGAAACCCCACTAGCGAAAGATCCTTTAATTCTTTTGGAGACGCAGATGGAGGCTCTTCTTCTATTATTGGAAGTGTGTCAGGAATTAACTTAACAGAATTAAAACAACTAACAACTGTTTCTGCGAATAGTTTAAATGTAACTCTTTTAGATAGCGATGCTACCTCTTACCCCGAAAACCAGCACACAGATAGAAATAATTCTCCTACTATTCTAGACTCTGCTGATTTTGGACTAAACTCTTCGTCTAAACTCTTGGAAGCAGATGAGATTTATTATAATATTCAGTATCCTTCGCTTAAATCTAATAACTTTGGTGAAAGTGGCAATAGTGAAGATGCTTACGCTTTTTACCTAATGGAAATTTCACTAAAAAGAAATGGAGTATTTGGAGACTATGAACATATTTTTCCTAATATCAATCCAACCTATATTAAGCACAAAGGGTTTACAACTGCACCAGTAAACTTTGAGCACAGAATTAATCTTGATGTGTATAGACCTTTTGATGATTTTAAAGTTAGAATTATACGAGTAACTCGTCATATAGGGCTCTCAGTAACTTCAACAGGCACCAATGATGGGCGCCCTGACAGAAAGAAATGGCAGCTTGCAGCAACTGCAAATATTACACAGTTAGGTGCTATAATTAAAGATAGGTTTATTTTTCCATATACAGCGGCCACACAATTGCAGTTTTCTAGCAGAGACTTTAAAGGTGTTCCTAAAAGAAGTTTTCATCTAAAAGGTAAGCTACTTTCTATTCCAGACACCTACACTCCTAGAGACTACTCTGCTTCTGGAAAAGCAGAGTATGAGCAGTTTTGGGGTGGAGAATTTAAAAATATTAAGTACTATACAGATAACCCTGCTTGGGTTTTTCTCGATCTATTGTTAAACACGTCTTATGGGGCAGGAAAGTACTTATTTCTTTCTGATATAGACATTTACGCTTTATATAGAATTTCAAAGTATTGTGATGAGCTTGTAGAAGATGGTACTACGGTTAAGGCTACAGACCTTAAACTTGGCGAGTACTACAAAATTAAAACAGTAGGTGATACTACTTTTACAAATCATGGCTCTTCTGCAAATACTGTTAATACAGAATTTCGTGCAACTTCTGTAGGTACAGGAACGGGTACAGTCTGTGGGCTAGAGCCTAGGTATCGAGCAAATATTTATCTTACAAAAGCTACTGACGTTTATAAAGTTTTAAAAGATATGGCAACTATCTTTACAGGTTTAATATACTGGATGGATAGTAAAATTACTGTAGTACAAGACGTTGCTCAAGACCCTGTTTATTCTTTTTCACAAGCAAACGTTATTGAGGGCTCTTTTTCATATGAAAGCACGGGGTCGCGCACTCGAGTAAATCAAGTCATTGTCACATGGAATGACCCTGAGTTAAACTATGAACCAGTGCCTTTAATTGTAGAAGATCCCGAAGCTATCTCAAGACAAAATAAACTAATTACTCAGGCTGCTGTAGCATTTGGCTGCACTTCTGAAGGTCAAGCTACACGTCTTGGAAAATGGAAGCTATGGACTGCTCAAAATCAAAATGAAGTTGTAAGTTTCAGTACTTCACTTGCCGCTGGCTTTTTGAAGCCTGGCGATATAATTAATATAACAGACAATAAGCGTACAGGTATTCAGTACAGTGGTAGAACTTCCGCAGCAAACAGCACAACTTTGACGTTTGATAGGAGTGTTACTTTTAACTCAGGGACAACTTATGAATTAAGCACTCTTGTAACTGCTCCCGCTGCATTTTACACTGGACAGTCCCCTATAACTATTAATAGTAATACTTATAATCAAGGAGACAGATTACCAGAAGCTTTTGTCTACAGTGGAGGGTCTTTTTCTTTAACAGCTTTGGACACAGAAGAAAAAACGTCCAATGCTTTCTTAGACTCGGCAGGTGCTACAGAACTTGTAACAAGTTGGAAAGAATACACGTATGTGCAAGCAAATACAGTCACAAATCCCGGCGCAGCTGCAAATCAAGTAACTATTGCTTCTTCTGGAACTTTTGGCGTGACTCCCGCCGTAAATAGTGTGTGGGCTTTGAGAGAGATTGATAGTGATGGGCTAGATATAAGCGGGTCTAAAAAACTATACAGAATTTTATCAGTAACTCAGAGCGCTTCAAATATTTATAACATTACTGCAGTAGAGCACTCTAATGAAAAGTATGAAGAAGTTGAGAGAAGGTACGAAGTAGGAGTTACTCCCGTATCAACCTTCGATGAGCAAGAGCCCCAAGAAATTCCTTCTGTACAAAATTTAACTGTTTCAAAGACAGACCTAGATAATGGAAACAGGCAACTTACTGTGAGATGGGACGCCCCCGCTGACTTTGCTAGAGTAGACCACTATGAAATTGCTCATAATATTAGCGATGATCCTCGAGGAAGCCCGGTGCTAGTAGGAGATCGCACAGCTGATTTTGTTGTATCTTCTACCGCCACTTATGAGTTTAGAGTTAGAACTGTGTCTTCTTCAGGAAATAAATCGCCCTATACTATAATAGTTATTTCTCTAGGAGAGGACGATGATATTATTTTAAGTGCAGATAGAGTGCATGGAATTGTGAAAGGTATAATATCAGATAATACTACTTCTTTATCTTCTGATGGTAATAGCTACGGCTTTGAAAATGCGAATGCGGTAGTTGCTTCTAATGCGGCCCCTGCTGATCCGTTAACTATTACAACTCAGTCCATAAATGTATCAAACGCCCCTGCAGGCAGAGAGACTTGGATTTATTTTGACCATAGTGCGGCAAGTATTGGACTTTATGAGTGGAATACAGATATACTGAATGGAA